TTGCTCACGATTATAGCAGAAAGAAAATTGAATCAAGTGTTACCGATTTTCAAAAACAAAGTAACTACCATCATAACTTTAAAGTATTTCAACGTGAATTGACTGAACATAATTATTTTAAACCATTTAAACCATGATTAGATTATTTGTAAACTTTTTTGCTGTTATTGGTTTTTTAAACACAATAACCTTATTGATATTTTTTGGATCAAAGTATTTTAAATTTAAAAAGAAGAAGCATGACAATAATGTTCAAAGCAACATCGAGAAGCAGACCGATGAGGCTAAAGAAAACAATTGATTCGATTGTAAGTAATATGAGTGGTAAAACTGATTACTTTATTCAGATAAGCTTAGATGAAGATGATCCTACTCTTGCCGAATATTTTAAATTGATTAGTGCAGAGCATGAGAAAATAATCGGAACATCAAAGAATAAGATTGATGCAATAAACCGAGATATGGACTTAGTTGATAGGTGGTGGGATATATTGGTTAACTTATCAGATGACCAGGTGTTTATTAAGCAAGATTTTGATTTGGACATATTAGAAGCATTTGTTCAAAATACTGATTTATTTGTACACTTCCCTGATGGCAATCAAGGTGACTTAGCGACCATGTCAATCATAGGTAGGGAATATTACAAGCGCGATAATTACATTTACAATCCTGAATACATGTCTGTATATTGCGATAATGAAGCACAAGATGTATCTAAGCTTCGCGAATGTTACAAGTTAGTTAACACGCATATATTTAACCATGAACATCCAGCATGGGGTAAGGCTAACACCGATGCACAATATCAACGAACTGAACATCCAACTATTTATAATCAAGACCATGCAACATATATTAAACGAGCTGCAAAAAACTTTTATTTATAATTATGTATTCACAGAATCAGGAAGAAGCTATAATACTCCAATACTTTTTAAACAAGAAGGGGACATTTTTGGATATAGGTGCAAACGATGGTGTTACTCTATCTAATGTTAGGGCATTGGCTGAATTAGGATGGAGTGGTGATTTAATTGAGCCAAGTAAAAAAACATTTGATAAGGCTGTGTACAATTACAAAGATTACAGAAACATCTATCTTCATAATTGTGCTATATCAGACAAAACTGGACATTTTGATTTTTACGAATCAGGTGAACATTTAGGAACTGGGGATCATAGTTTATTAAGTTCATTAAAAGAAGATGAAACAAAACGATGGACAAAAGAACAATTTACAAAGACAACAGTTAACAGCTTTACGTTTCGTGATTGGTTAAATTTAAGTAAACATAAATACTTTGATTTTATTTCAATAGATGCTGAGGGTTACGATTATGAAATATTAATTCAGATGAATTTAAAAAGACTTAAAGTTAAAATGTTTTGTATTGAGCATAATGGTAATAAAATAAATCAGTTTGTGGATTATGGTTTACAATATGATTTTAAAGTAATTCACGCTAACAATGAAAATTTAATAATGGCAATATGATATTAAGTATTATAATGTTAACAGTTCCTGAAAGAGAAGAACAATTTAATAAAATAAAAAATAAAGTTTTAAAACAAATAAATTATTGTCATGAAGTTCATCCTACATTAGGAGAAGTTGAAATAATTGAAGTAAATAGTCCAAAACTTTTAGATGGTGGTGAATCAATAGGTAAGAAAAGAAATATTGGAATGAATCAGGCAAAAGGCAAATATGTAATTTGGTTAGATGATGATGATAACATTTCACCCGATTATGTAGAAACTTTATTAAGATTAGCAGAATCAAACGCAGATGTTTTAACATTTAATCAATTATGCAAATTTGAAAATTATTGGATGATAGTTAAAATGAATTTAAGCATATTAGATGATGAACAAGCAAGACCGGGAATAATTGAAAGACGACCTTATTCAATATGTGCATTTAAAAAAGCAATTGTAAAGAATATAAAATGGATTGATGCAAATATTAATGAAGATGTAAATTTTATAAATGAAGCTTTAAAACTTGTAAAAACAGAATGTAATTCAGAAAGAATATTACATGAATATAATAGAGAAACAGAATCAATAGCAAATAAAAAATAAAAAAAATGGGAATAACTGATTTTAGTTTAACACTTTTAAATAAGTATGTTAACAAACAAGACACAATTTTAGAATTGGGTGCGCAAAATTTATATTCATGTGAATATGAAAATAGTCCTTATGCAAATGTGTATTACAAGAAAAAAGAATGCGAATACACTTGCATAGATTTAAACAAAGAGAATGATTCTTTAGAATTAGATTTAGCCACAAAGCTAGATTTAAAACAAGTAAACGTGGTTACTGATTTCGGAACATCGGAACACGTTGGTACAAATGGGAAGCATGATCCAAAAGCATTTTATAATTGTTGGTTAAACAAACATAATGCTTGTTTAATTGATGGATTAATAATAAGTGAAAATCCAAAAACTGAAAATTGGCCAGGTCATGGTTTTAATTATGTTACACTTGATTTTTACAAAGAATTAGCTGAATCAAACAATTATGATATATTAGAATTAGGTGAACATCCTGCAATGAATAATACTGATAATGGTTGGAATATTTATTGTGTTTTAAAAAAGAAACAAGACAAATTTATGTCATTAACTAATTTTAAAAAACTATCATATTTTACAAAATGATATTATCAATATTAATTCCAACAGTTCCAAGTAGGTTTAATTTTTATACTCAGCTTATTGAACATATCAATAAACAAAAAACTGAAGATGTCGAGATTATTTCAGATACTGCTGATGTTGGAATTAAAACAACTGGACAAAAAAGAAACGACCTTTTAAATTCAGCATGTGGCGAATATGTTTGGTTTATAGATGATGATGATTGGATAAGTGATACTGCAATATCAGATATTCTTGAAGGTATTAAAATTAATCCGGATTCATTTGCAATCAACGGAACATATACTGAAAACGGAGAAAATTTAAGACAATGGTTTATAGCAAAGGATTTAGAATATTGTGCTGATTGGTCAACTGGTAAAGAAATTTATTTAAGGCCACCGAATCATATTACTCCAATGAAAAAGTCTATTGCTTTACAGATTAAATTCCCAAATAAAAGCAATGCTGAAGATTATGATTTTTGCATGAGATTAAAAGAAAGTGGTTTAATAAAAACAGAATATAAAATTGATAAACCAATTTACGAATATAGATATTTAACTTATAATAAACTTTATTTATGAAAATTGCAGTTGTTTCATTTGCAAATAATAGTTATTATGAATTAATTAAAAGGCAAGAAACTGAATTTAAAAAATATTTAGATTGTGATTATTATTGTTTTAATAATTTTAATGAGATTGAATCACCAAGTCATGAAGAAATACCGTATGCTTTTAAACCATACGCAATAAAAAAAATAAAAGATTTAGGATATTCTAAAATATTATGGGCAGATAGTCCAGTATATCCAATAAAAGAAATAAATAATGTTTTAAATGAATTAAATAATAATGGTATTTTATTAATTGATAATGTTGGATGGTCAATATTAAGTTATACTAATATAAATTGTTTAAATATATTAGGAATGGACTTAAAAACTGCAAATGAAGCACCAATGGTAATGGCTTGTTTTATGGCGTTTGATTTTGAAAATGAATTAACTTGTAAAATATTTAATGAATATTTAAGTCATGTAAATACTGGAGCATATAATGGAGAATGGTCAAATCACAGGCATGACCAATCAGTTATAAGTATTTTGGCATTTCAAAATAATATTAAATTAAAACATCCTAAAAATATTCTTTGTTATGCCAATGAACAGCATCATGACGAATGGAGAGGAACTGAAGAATTAACAAGTAATCGAACACCATGACAACCAACCTATACATAATCTTATCAGCTTTGTGCTGGACATACTTTACAGGAATCCCTCAGCGGTTTAAATGGGCATTTAAAAAACGAAGTATAAAACCATTTGACTGTGAATTGTGCTTATCGTTTTGGGGAGTGATGGCAAATGAGTTGTATCATGGTGAGGTGATTTACTTGGCTGTTTTAAAAGGATTGACAGCTGGACTGATAGCATCATTATTGTTTCACATTTTAAGATTAATTAAAATACTATGACAATAGAACAACGTAAGCGATTGGAAGGATTTAAACATTATTTAAAGGTGTATGATGAATTTAAAAGCATATTACCACCAAACGAAACGATTAAACAACTACGTGAATTGTATCATGACATAGGGCATCCACCAACTGGAAATTGTGGTGGTTGCGTTCACATGATTATTGAAACATTAATAGACCATTTAAAAGAGGAGGGACTTTATGCTACCTGATAACTTCAAAGACAAAATGATTCAAGCCTTAGAATTAAACTTGGGTAATGTAACTGCAAGTTGTAAGGCAATGAATATATCAAGGGATACGCATTACCGATGGATGAAAGAGGACAAAGAATATAGAAGGGCAGTAAAGGATATGGAGAATGCAGCCTTGGACTTTGCAGAAAGTCAGTTATTAAAACAAATTGCAAAAGGAAATCCACTATCAACAATATTCTTTTTAAAGTGCAAAGGCAAGAAGAGAGGCTACATAGAGCAGAATAATTTAGAGATACGAGGTAACATGTTATTTAGAGCAGACTTTGGCAAAAGCGATACTATACACACCACACCAGAAGCAGATGATGATTCACAACTCCATCAATTGGGGGAGTGAAAAATATTACATTCTGAACATCGGTAGACAGTTTGGTAAGACATTACTTGCTAGCAATCAATTACTTTATTGGGCATTGAACAATAAGGGTATTAAATGCGCTTGGGTATCACCTACGTATAAGCAATGCAAGAAAGTATTTGATGAGGTTTACAAAGCGTTTGCAAAGCGACCTGAGATATACAAAACAGTCAATCGAAGTGAGTTATTACTTGAATATGCTTCGGGTAGTACGATTCAGTTCTTTAGTGCTGAGAGATACGATAATATTCGAGGATTTACTTTTGAATATTTGGTTTGTGATGAATTTGCATTTATGAGTGAACAGTCATGGACTGAAGTATTAAGGGCAACCGTACTTGTTAAGGGTAAAAAGGTTTTACTTATTTCAACTCCAAAAGGTCGAAATCACTTTTATAAGCTTTATCAATTAGATGGATATAATCCTCAGTACAAGTCATTTACCATGACTTCATACGATAATCCAATGATAAACCCAACTGAAATAGATGATGCAAGATCCACATTACCGGATCATGTATTCAGACAAGAATACTTAGCGGAGTTTATTGATGGTGGTGCTGGAATGTTTAAAGATGTAAAAATTACTCTCGAACCTGAACTCACGGGTAAATATTACGCTGGTATTGATATAGGTAGGGCGGATGATTATACGGTACTTACTATCCTAAACAACAAAGCTGAGATGGTTTATTGCAACCGTTGGCGACACATGGACTGGTCAGAAATAGTGCGTGAATTATCAAAAGAGTTGACAAAATACAATCCTGATACTTTGGTCGAGGTTAACTCAGTTGGTGATGCGGTTTGTGAAATGATTATGGATGCTAATAAAACGGTTTATGTTGACAGCTTCGTAACCACATCCAAAAGCAAAAAGGACATAGTTGAAAATCTAATCGTGGCAAATCAAGACAAAGCATTAAAAGTATTGGATGTTGACTGGTTGCTAAAAGAAATGGAAGTATTCAGTTACGAATACAATCCAAAGACACGAAGCGTTAAATATTCCGCACCTTTTGGATTCCACGATGATGGTGTCATGAGTTTAGCCATTGCCTATGAAAGTTATAGGAGGGGTGAAAAATCTTTCTTAAATTCAACCTTTAGATAGGGTACAA